CGCATTAAAGCCATTGTAGCACTATCGCAAAAGTCGTCATAATCACCGAATGGAAATGATGCCATTTCTTCAATAACCTCTTCTGCAAAATCATCTTCTGGTGCCCATACCATTCCAGACTCAAATATAGGTGCAACACTATTCATCCTGGCTACTTTGTCCTGTCCTCTGCTCGGTGAGTATGAAGTAACAGGTATGCCCATACGTCTAAGTTCGTGTGTAAGCGGTGTTCCAGATGCTTTTGCCTCAATTAACACACAATCTGGTTCCCAGTATCTGTATTCTTCAAGAGCAAGTTTTTTAAGCTCTGGAAAGTCAAACCTCACTCTTTTTGCATCTAAAAGTATAATTTCATCGTTTTGTTCGTCACCTCTATTAAATATTGCCCAGGTTGTTATAGCTGAATAGTCAGCTGTTTCTTTTTTAGAAAAAGCCGTATCGTAACTTTGTATGACATAAGAATAAGCAGGTACATCTGGATCTTCCCAACGATTCCACCATTCTCTTTTAACTATAGATCCTTCTTCAGCTGTAGGATTTTGCATCCACTGGCTGTTCCATTTAGATATGGGCAAAGATGCTTTTACACCGAGTAGTTCTTCTTTTTTCCAAAACTCTGGCCATAAAGGTTTTTCAGAATCTGGCAAAATTGCAGGAAACTCAACAACTTCCCATTTATCAGCATTTTCGTCGCCTTGTTTATTTAAAACTTTGCCAACCAGATCTTTTGTGCTCCATCTGGTCATTACTATCACTATGATTCCACCAGGCTGTAAACGCTGTCTAGGTCCAGAGGTATACCATTCGTAAGCCGATTCTAGTGCTTTTGGTGACATAGCATCTTGTTCGGAATGTGGATCATCAATAATTAATAGATCCGCACCACGACCTGTAATAGCACCACCGACACCAGCAGCAAAGAACTCGCCTTCCTGGTTACTTGTCCAACGACCAGCTGATTTGTTATCGGCTTGTAATTGTAGATCTGGAAAAACATGCTGATAATCATCACTGTCAATAATGTTTCTAACCTTACGACCGAAACGTACAGCAAGTTCAGCGGTGTGAGTTGTTTGGATTATTTTAAGATTGCCACGTCTACCCATCATCCAGGCAGGAAAAAAAGTTGATGCAAACTCTGATTTTGAGTGTCTTGGTGGCAAACATACTATTAATCTTTTTAACTTACCATCGGCTATTTTATTAAATTTATCAGCAATAATTTTATGATGTCGGCCCTCTATAAAATCTGGCCACATGTGTTTGATAAAGGTTATAAAATCTTGCTGGCAAACGTCTTGTTTTTCTAACTGATCATATCTTTGTAATAATGCAACAGCCTCAGCTTTGTCTTGCTCAGATAAAATATCAAAATCTTTGAATTGAACATCACTCATAAGCGAGCTGAGAAACAAGGTAGCGACGATAAAATATGCAACTCAGCTCTAAGCGATAAACGCCTAGGCGTAGTATTACACACACTTATACTTCGTGCCATTCTTTACCCTCAAATAGTAAAGCCTCCGCCTCTCTTCTTCTAATTAAGCCTTGGAGAACCTTGCCGCCAGCTTTATTCCAACGTTTTATTTGCGCTGGTACTTCTTCGTAATTACCTTCATTTAATACGCGTAGCATAGTAGAGCTGCTTAAATTTGATGGCCCTAAATTAAATGTCCAGGAAACCAAAGCATCGTACTGGTTTTGTTCTAGCGGCACTTTTACAGCTTTAGTAACAGCTTCTTCAAACTTTGATACGTCGTCCATAAGCAGTTCGTCTGCTTCTTCTTGGGTAATTTGCATATCCATGGTTACACCGTGAGTGGATCCGTAACCTATTGTCGGCACTCCTGCTGCGCAGTGATATGCCTTAAGTTCGCATCCTTCAAATTTTTTAATTAATGCTAATCCTTCTTGTGATATTTTCATATTAGTAGTCTCCCCATATTTTTTCTTTTTTGTCACCGAAGTAAGGTACTGCATGGCCTTCTTTACAAAGTATTTCACAAATATCGTCTCCTTCTTCTGTGTAAGGTATTCCTAGGATTCTTCCGTATTTACCTTTACCTAATGATTTTAATTTGAATTTACCAACACACAACTCTTTGAGTCGTTCTTTTGCTGCAAGTCCAAGTTTTTTTTCTGCTAAGTCTCTAGTTCTTGATTCTGGTGTATCAATGCCGTGAAGTCTTACTCTTTGTTTGTGTAGTTTTACTGAAAAACCAAGATCTAATACAACGTCAATCGTATCACCGTCAACAACACGATCAAGTTCTGCTCTATATACAAAAGCGTCTGGTGCTTTGGCCATTAATCTTCTCCTTTATGTGATGCACCAAAATAAAAAGATATTATGGCGCTTGCAAGACCACCTAAATATCCGAGCACTAAATTAATTAAAGCCTCTGAGTTTTGTTCTGGTGGTTGTAAAGTTACTAAAAAGATATATCCCAAAAAACCGCCTATTGTTGCAATACCGATAATTCTTGCTGTCCAATCTTTGCTAAACATACCTCTAGCATTTTGTTTGTCTTGGGTTTCTAGCTTAAATACATCTACTTCAAGCTCTTTCATTTGAATTTCAAACTGTTGTTCAGCTTTTTTAAGCTCTAACATTTGTTCTGGTGTCGCGTTTTGTATTGCTTTTTCAATAGATTTTTGATCGTTTGGTACACCTAAGACATCTGCAATCATGTTTGCAGCCATGCCACCCATAGGACCTCCTATTGCTGTTCCAAGTGTTGGAGCGACAGCTCCTACGATGTTTTTTAACAATCCTTTCATATAGACTCCTTTATTGTATATATTTTAAGTTCGTCTTTTTTGCCTTTTACTTTTATAGGTTTTAGAGACTTTAACATAAGTTTGCAATTTTTTGCAGTTTCTTGCCCAACTAAAATATCCACACCAACTTCTTTAGTTGCCGACTCTAACCTTGCAGCTGTATTAACTGGATCTCCGATTGCTGAATAATCAAACCTTGTATCGGATCCCATGTTTCCAATAACTGCGTAGCCAGACTGACAACCAACGCCTACCTGAACTGGAGTAGAAAGCGTTTTATTCAATTCAGCTATACCTTTTTGTATATCTATGGCAGCCTGAACAGCTTTTGTTTCTTGATCTTCACAATCCAAGGGCGCTCCAAAAATAAACATTCCTGCGTCCCCGATAAATTTGTCCGTCATCCCGCCAAGTTTTTGCACGGCGTTTACCTGGACTGTCAAAGTTTTGTTCATAATCTCAGTAACTTCTTCTGGAGATAATTTTTCACTTAATGAAGTAAAGCCACGAAGATCTGTAAATAAAAATGTACAGTATTTTTTTTCGCCACCAAGTTTTAGTAGATCTGGATTATCCTGGAGCTGCTTTACTTGTCTTGGATCTAAGTAATGTTCAAATTGTTTTTTGATCTGTTGACGTAATAAATACTCTTTTCTGAACCGTAAATAGAAAATAACGCTGCCGATTACAAATTCGGACACTAAAGCCCATGAAAAGTCCAATAAAATGCCTTTTTGGATGCTAAAAACGCCTAAGAAGCCCGTCAAGGCCATAAAAATTAGTCCGAAGGCCAGTGCCTTGGTCATAGTGAGATATGCGCATACAAGCGAAACTGTAAGCACGAAAATCGAGAAAATCAAAATTTCGGCCGCTAATGCCCAATCTGGTATTTTCGGGGAGTTTTCAATCAAAATTGACTCGGCTAGAGCTGCTTGAACTTTATGTGGACCGAGTAATCCAACAGGAGTTGCAACTTGTGGCATGACTCCAGGAGCGTCAACCGATATAAATACAAATTTATTTTCCACTTCCATATCTTGCAAATTAGTTTCTGGTGTTTTTACCCAAGAGATCCATTTACGGCCAAGACGATCTACATCTACAGGAGGAAGTCCCTGGACGGTAATTTGTTGCATACCATTTTCGTCACCTTTGATGATGTAAGTTTTAGATCCTGCTAAAACTTTTAGTACCTCGGTTCCATAAGATGAAACAAAACCATCTGGAGTTTGCATCAATAAAGGTATGCGTCTTACAAGATTGTCTATTTCGGTGGGAGCCGATGACAAGCCTTGAGGGATAGGGGTATATTTGTGGCTGTTCTGGACAACTCCCTTAGACATAATACCACTAATATTTTCACCAAGTAAAACAGTACCACTGGTAGGTGGATAAATACCGTTATCGTATTCAAACATGGCCAAGACACTTGGACTATAACTGAGTGCTTCTAAAAACATATCATCGCCACCGAATCTATCTGCTTGTGGAAAAGATACTACCCAGCCAACACCCATAGCTCCTTTGTTTAAAAGATTAACATGTATTTGTGCCAGCTCCTGGCGAGGAAAAGGCCAGCCACCAGATTTTTGTATGTCTTCCTGAGTTATGTTAAGAATGACAAAATTACCGCTTGGCTCATATTCTTTTACAAAAGCATCAAAGGTTTGTAGTTTTAAGATCTGTAAAGGATATAACTGAAACAACAGTGGCAGTGCTAGTAATATAAAAGTTGTGAATATTGTCTTTTTCATCCAGAAGATTGCCTTATAGTAATAGTAGAGGTTGAGGCTCCGTTAATTTGAACAGTTTTTGATACACCGTCTTGAATAAATATAACCGTGTAAGAATTATCGCCGTTGACAATAACCTGCGCGTTTTGATTTACTAGGCGCATAAGTTTTACTTGGGATCCTTGAATAAGTGTGGTGATTTGTGTTTCTGGATCTTGGCCTATATTAGTTCCAGATACTTGTATACCGCTTGAAAAATTAGTTAGATTGTCTTCTTCTTTGGCTATGCTGAGTTCATCTAAAACGTCTAAAAGATCTTCTAAAAAATCTACACTTAATAAATCTATATCCAGTTCATCAAAAGATATATTTTCATCTTCTTGTAAAAAATCCTCGGCTAGTAAATCAACATCAAGCTCAGTAAATTCCAGGTAGTCGGCTTGTTGTTTTTGTTCTTCTTCTTGGTTAGTAAGATCTTCTTTTGGCGGTGATACAATCAACATGTTATCAATAAAATCTAAAGTTATATCTAAAGTAACAGCCTTGCTTGGTGGATTTTCATAAACCGATGTAGTAGTTGCCTGGTAAGGTTTATTAAGTACGGTTTGGCCCATGGCAGTTTGTACTACTATTTCACCGCTTGCATCACCAAATTCATCTGGTAAAAGTATGATCAAACTTTTACCCGTTTCGTCAACCGTACAAACAAAATCGGTGCCCTGGACAAAAATTTGTGAAGTAGGCGTTGAGAGGCTTATATTTTTTTTGTTGAGTTTGTTGGCATTACCGCTAATAAATCTAATAGTACCGCTTGCAAATTGCAGTGCCATTTTTGACTTATCTGGATTTGGATCATATACATATTCATTTATCAAAAGCTCAGAATGTTCAGTGAGCTTTACAGTAGATTCGTCTAAAAAAGTTATAGCTATTCGGCCAGATGCTGTTTCGACATTATCTAAAGAATTTATATCAAAGTCTAATTCTGCGTTATATGGTTGATCTCTTACTACCCTGCCAAAGCCTTGTAACTCTGTTATATCTCCAATCGTGTCAGCATGTAGTGGTTGTCCCACCATCACTTTGCACAACACAAATATTAGAGTTGGATGTATTCGCAATAATGGAAAGCCAGTCACGAGCCAAAGTTGACGATTGAATGATGTTGAGTGTGTTGCTGCTTCCATCTAAGTCCAAATTAAAATAGCCAGAGTCAGATGCTGTGTTTCCAGAGTATCCACTGGCTGTAAAATTAATGGTGTTGCTGCTACCGTTGACATCCATATAGTTTACAGCGTTTTCGTAATCAATATCAAAGTCAAAAATGTTTGAGTCGCCAGTAATAATCCAATCAAGATTGAGATATGAAGTATCGGCATCTTCTGCTAATTTGATATCAGCTTCGTTGCTAGATCCAGTAACATCAATATTAAGATCCACATAATCAGCTGTAATCAAACCAGTTGAGTTCAGTAATAAATCCCAGACATTGCTATCACCCTCAAACTCAAAAAAACCAGTAAAGTTATCGCCATCAATAGCGTCCGATCTAAAAATATTTGAAGATCCAATTTGGTTTATATCTAGTGTCATAGATGCACCGTCAAGATCTAAAGCGGTCATTGTTCCAGACACTGCTGAGGTTCCGCCGATAAGGTTGGAGCTGCCAAGCTGTTCAAGATCAATGCTAGCATTAGAGCCGCTTTGATCAACATAAATTTCGTTATCAGCCAAGACTGATAAACTAAAGAGCAAAGAAATGAGGTACCTATTCACCATAGTATTTCCAATAATTTCGCTCGCGACCTTGTTTAATTATATCTACAATACCAATTTCTATGGCGCTTTGCAAAGCGATAGACTTGCTTTCATTCATAGCATTTCCTGTTTCAAATTCTACTAGCTCGGTATCGTTTGCAACGAAACGAAATACGTCGTTAGAAAGGCCAACTGATAATAAAGTTTTGGTAGTTAAATTTTCTAACAATATTTCACCTGTACTAACCGAAACAACTCGTATTGCAACTAAGACAGTATCTTCTCTATATTGTTTGCTGGTGCCTATACCGAGATACCTGGCACCTGCTCCGCCTGTAAGCAAATTAGTGTTGTAATCAATAATACCGCCCTCAATAATTAAACCAGCAAAAAGCAAAGGTAGTTGCTCAGATTTTTCATCAAACTTTTCTCTAGTAGATCTTATGATTTGTCTTTCTTTGGTTATGTGATCTATACCAACTCTTTCAACTACACGAAAAAAACCAGATTGTTTTAAGGCTCGGATAAGATAAGCCTCTGGAGCTTGTGTCATGGCCGTGCTGAAATTAGCATATCCGTCGACTGATTTTCTCTGACCTGTATAGTCGCCAAATTTATAAACAGCCACTATGGGTTGCACTCTAGCTAGAGGAACGTTTTGTATTTCTTCGGTAATAGGTTGGTTATTAAATGCGTCTTTAGAATAACATTTTGCTTTACCGACTATTGACACAACATCTTTATAATCGCCCTCTGGATTAGTAAGACAAGGTGATATTAATTTGACATGCGATGCACAACTAGCCACCAAAGCCAAAGTCGCCAATAGGAATAGTGATCTCGGTAGTTGTTTCATCTAAAGTATTATAAATGGTTAAAGTGATATATGTCCCATCGCTGGTCCAACTAATAATGTTATCAAAGAGTGTAAAGGATCCTGTTGTTTCTGGATTTTCACCAAACAGCTGATCAACTATCTGCCTAGATATTTGTGCAAAAATTCTGGACTCTAAATTTTTAGTAAACCTAGAAACGACTGAGTTTTCTTCGTCTCTTTTTCTTTGATCTTCCAAGGCTTTCAAATCTGCTCGGAGCTGTTCTTTACGCGTATACTCTTGTGATTCTACAGTCAAATAATGTGAGCTGGTGCCAATCCCAGAAAATGAAGGTGATTTAAAATGAAACTTGATTTCGTCAGCTTTTAAGTTTTTTACAAAAATACTGATAATTAAAATTATGCCAATAAGCATTATTGACCAGATTAATTTATCTTTTTCGCGTTGTTCTTTTTCTAATTGTTTTTTAGTCTTTTCTTTGGTCATCTCTATCCGCCTTAGCTAACCTGTCGGTGTGCATAAGTTGTGGTACACCTAATATAGTCTTAAGAAGAGTATCTTGTCTAATTATCTCGTTATCTACAGATCTTACTCTGTCTATAAGAGCTACTAAAATACCGTGTTGTGAATCTAGTTTTTGGCCAAGTCGTTGTTCTATTTCTGATATTTGTGCAGAAACTTTTTCATCAAGCACATCAACTTTAGTTTCCATGCCGTCAATAATTTTATTGATCAATTTCCAGATAAATAAACCTAAACCAATAGCTGCTGCTATGGGAAAACCTACTTCGTTTATTAGCTGTACCACGGAGTCCATTTAGATCAGCTCCGCAATTACAATAGCTCCTACAATAAATGGATAAACGGCCCAGATCATGTTTTCAAGTTTGTCAAAACGTTTTGATCCGTCCTCAAGTCTTTTATCAATGCTTTTATACAAGGCTCTACACTCTCTTTCGTGAGCTTCGATTTTATTTATTGCATCTTTTACTGTTGCCATTACTCACTACCTGTATTGTCATAGAATTTTTTTGGTCTGCCTCTTTTCTTAACTCTTTTAGTGGTATAGGCCTCATTGACATCTAAAGTAGATTTATCATCTGCAACATAATGTCCTTTTTTGTTTCTGGCTCTTACTTTTACTTTTTCAGTGCCAGTCACTTTGTCCCATAGTTTTGAAAAAATACCCATTTTAATTACCTTTGTCTTTAGCCTTCATTATGTTTAGTGCTAATAGATCTATAAACTTATAGAGTTTACCAATCCAGGCATCATCCTTTGGCGTAGGTGTAGTAGCTGCAATTATAGATGCAACTGTAACGATTGTGGTTACCCACATAATTATATCTACCATTATTCATCTTCCTCTGGTTGTGGATCTTCTTTAAGATCCTGGGTTTTTTCTGGATCAGCAAACTCTTTAAGCTGCTCAACCACCTCTTTTCTTAGTATAGCTACGAACTCTAGCTCTTCGCCATTCCAAGTACCTCTTTTTGCTGCTACATCAATGAGCTGTAGCATGCCTAATAAAAATTGTTTTTGATCCATTATCGTCTCCTTGTTTTATATTATTAAAATTATCCTATAGTTTTAGTAACAGATGTTGGTGTAATTTTTAAAGCGATTTGAGCATCTAGTCCAGCTTTTAAAGCTGTTACAGCATCACTACCCATAGCAGCTTCTACCCAGCCTTGAACGTCAGAGCTTGTTAAGTCTGCAAAGCTTGTGAAGTCTGTTATATCTGCTGTATCTACAGATTGAGTTCCGTAGCTAGAAGCAGTCCAGTTGTTACCATCAGCATCCTGATTAGCATCATCTTCTGCGTTTAATCTCCAATG